TTTTTTATGCATAAGATTTTTCTTTAAAATATTTGTTATAGCTTTGCTATCACAAATAACTGAATGTGTTTTTATTTTTTGATTCATTAAGCTTGGATGTTGTAAGGCATCTTGCTAGCAAAGCAGTTTGTATTGAAAAAGGCAGGATTGGTGATTCCCGCCTTTTTTAAATAGTTTTGATAAAATAAAATTTATATATAACTTTATAGCATCTATATTGAATTAAACTTAATTCTAAATCAGTAAAGGCGTTTACTGACAAAAATAGTCTAAATGCTATCGTTCGTGATGAATAATGGCATCTTTTTAGTTAATAATTTTTTTCACATACCATTTTAAATGAGTAATTATATACACCTTTGCTTGGGAAAGTGAGGGTGTATTTTTTATTGGTTAAAACGAACGATAAGTGCAAAAATATTTCTTTATAAAACTGAATCTTGTTCTGTAATAATAGAAAATAAGTAGATTCCATAAGTTCTATTTGTTTTCTATTAATGCTCTATGGCTTCTTGCATTCTCCGAATAATCGGAATATTGCTCCTGATTATTTTTTTCAATATGAATTGAATATGGAATAGTTTTCATTACTCTTTGTTGGGTAACTAGAAGCTTGATAACAATATTTATTACCATCAAGCTTCTTCCATTGTCACGATATGACAATGGATTTTGGTGTTTTGGCAGCGATGGTGCAAATGGATAAGAATATCTTGATTTTCTTGTTAAATAATAAAAGAATATCATTTATTGTTTTCAATATTTGCTCTGATTTGTTTCAAAATCAGAAACGGTCCTCCCATCTTATAGTTCCCTAAGTTTTGTTTAGCTTGCATGATACAGCTTTCAATAGTAAGTTTCAAATTCGGAGTGAAAGCTGCTTTGTTAATCTGCATTTCTTTTGGAAGTTTATTGGCATGGTTATTGAACCATGCGATCATTTCATTCAATTCCTCTTCGGAATAAGATTTTTTTTCAGCCATGATACATAAGTTGATGTTAATAGTGTGCAAAGATAAAGGAACATATAATTCATGGGTTATCTTTTAACAGAAATATTATCAAAATAAAAACCGTCCCTACTTATCACAAGCCGGAACGGTTCAGATTAGTTACGTTTTGACAATCTACTTCACATTTTATTGAACAAGATACCAATGGATTTGTTCAAAAGGATTTGCCTATTTCTAAAAATATTTGTTGTCACATTATTACGTATTACAAAAAAGGAGGGCATCGTGCATTACGAGCCCCCTCTCAAACTTTTATTATGAGATTGGCTTCTACTCCAAAATCACAGGGCAAAGATACGCAAAATTCTATTCTTTTCAGTTGATTGTGTAATCCAATTGGGAAATTGTATTTAAACAAATACCCCGACTCATCACGAGCCGGGGCAGTCCAATTTATAAATTTAAAGTCTTATGATGAAGATTGTCTGTTGCACCAATGCTTTACTATCAGCATAACGACAATCAAAACGGTTACATAAACACAGGCAAAACCAATTTGTTTAAGCAGCGTGGATTCTTTTTTCTCTTTTATGGTTTCTGATCGCTTTTTTTCATAAATATCAGAAGTAATATCCTTATCGGCTTTCACCTCCGTACTGTCTTTGGTTGCAGTTTCCTTCTTTCTATTTTTGCTGAAATCACCTTCTATATGCCCATCTGCCAGTAACGGAGGTTTATCGGTCAGACTGTCGGGCGGCTTTCGGGTATCATAGATACGAAAATCAATCACATAGTTACTATTAGTGGTAATAAGTTCGCTCAAAGAGGTACTTGATCCGTGTACGATGTTGACAGATTCACTGGCGCTATCTTTGCTGATTACTTCTACATCGGACTTGACAGCCTTATGCGAGCTGCCACATGATCCGAACAGCAGGAACAGACACATGAAGGGAGCCAGTAATATATGCCGGCTTACCCAGTTCATAACTCTAACCAACATAAGAGATATCATTTATGCGGTTCATCCACCCTCTCTTAAATTTATTATTGGTCGGACGCTTGCGGCATATATCCTCAATAAAGTCGAACCGGGCAATCTTAATCATGTCGAACAACTCACGCGGGTTCTTGGCATTTACAGCGGCAATGGTCTTGGGACCTACAATGCCATCCACCGTAACACCAAGCAAGCGTTGAGGAATCTTAATTCCGTGCGCACCGGATGCCCACACCCAATCAACCAATATATTAGCAACTGATTGCGATTTAATCTCGTCAGCTTTCCATCTGTCCCAATAATGCGGCTTGAGTACACGATTAACAACATCTTCACGGGTAAGTAGATGTAAATCATCCACATCTATATCACCGTCACCATCCTTGTCATAGCCGCACGATTTCCATGTGCCGATAGTCACGCCCATATTGGTAGCTCCTCCCAAATCGTCAGGGTCATTTACAAAACCGCCTTCCCACTTTAGGATAAACGGTGCAAGTTTTCTTACGTCAGCCATACTACTCATTAATTATAATTATTCGATTTTATTTTCTTTGAATTCCGGCAGGATATATTGTATGTTAACCGCTGCTTCATGCAAGACCTTATGAAGTTCATCTTCATTCAAATCCGTTTCATCTGTAAACTCACAAAAGATATTTCCAACCCAATCTTGAGATGAATTAAGCCGTTTAATAGCCACGCTGTTGCATCCATTTGTTGATAATAGAGATTTGGCAACCTTATCCTTAACCTGGTTATCAATATCTGAGTAGAACATGAAAAGATTCTTTGCGAGATTTTCTGCAAAAACGGCCACTTCACTCATGGGAAGTGATTGGATGTTTTCACGCATTCCGGCTATACCTTTTCGTTTTACCTCGAACTGCACCGAAAGAAAAGCTATATACCCCAAAGGATGGGGTTGTACGATATATACCCTGTCTGCTTTCGTTTCATAAAGTACACGCCACAGCTCACCGAACACCTTGGCGGAGTTCTCACTGCGGTGGTAACTTCTTTTTTCCTCCTCTTTTTTAAAATATTCCACTTTTAAATCAGTCAGTTTGTTTTTAGTATACTGATTATAGGCGAAATAAGCTGCCAGCAATGTTCCGGCAGCACTAATAATGTTTGCAATATCTATTTCCATCACATTCACCGTTTAATTGTTATATGATAAATTATTCATCCTGTTTCTTTATTCTTTAGCTACTATGTTTTTTGAGAAAGCTGGCAGTTTTTCCAAAAAATGTATTGTCAATATGGTTTGTTTTACTATTTTTGTCAATTGTCTTTTAGGACTGTGACGGTTCATCCATGATCCTTCCGCCATATTGAAAGTCCTATAAAGAAAATGTGGATCTATATTTACCAAATTGTTTAATCTTACTGTCCTGTTATCATTAGTCAGTATGATTTGATTATCCCGGTTGTCTGAGAAGATTGCCGGGATTTTTATATATATGCAAAATAAATCCATATCCATATTGCTTACTATTCATATTTCACTATCTTTGTCAAGACTTTGTTAACCTGATTCTTTCAAAACTAGTATTGGACTTAACTTCCCCCCGTCAGACTGTGAAGCCAGACGGGGGATTTCATTACTTTAACAGATAGACAATAAAAAAAGAGCCCGATGACAATATTTATTGCCATCAAGCTCCTAGTTACAACTGCAAAGATAGTGAAAACTATTCATATTCAATCCATATTGAAAAAATAATCAGGAGCAATATTCCGATTATCCGAAGAATTTAAAGAGTCACAATATTAATAGAAAACAAATAGGATTCATGAAATCTACCGATTGTCTATAAAATCAGATGTCCTCAAGCCTTTATCAGGAAACATCTTTACTTTTTTCCTTTTCCTTTGAACATTTTTCAAGTCACGCACAATGGTGCTGGAAAGTACCTCTGAATAAATCTGTGTGGTCTTTACGGAAGTATGTCCGAGCAACTTCTGGACTGTTGTAATCGCAACTCCCTGATGAACCAGCAGGGTGGCACAGGTATGACGGCTCACATGGTAGGTTATCCGCTTTTTGATACCACATAACCCGGCCAGCTTTCGAAGCTGCTTATTCACTTCCGAGTTACAAGGCAAAGCGGCAAAACTTCCGATATCCGGATAACGGTCAAGAATGCCCAATGCCCTGCTTTCAAACAGCAGATGTAACGGCAGACGGATTTCCACCCCTGTCTTGACGGATTTGAAGTACAGCCACCGTTTGCCGTTTACTCTAATGAAATTCTCAGGTGTGAGCTGGCAGAAGTCAGAATAGCGCAATCCGGTATAACAGCAGAACAGGAAGGCATCGAGCACATGGCGCATGGACTCCTCTTCCACCTCGACCGTTTCCAGCTTCTTCAGCTCGTCCGGGGTAAGAAACTCATGTCTGCCCTTCTCCTGTTTGATTTTGTACTTTCTGAACGGATAAGCATCTGCGTGCATATATCCCTGGTTGATTGCCTCATTGACCAAGGTACGGAGCTGTCTCATGTGCTTGGCTATCGTATTGACCGCATTGCCCTTTTCTCTCAAGTATTGCTCAAAATCACGAAGGAATGTATAGGTAAGATCCTTGAAGTCCAATCCGGAACGGAAATCATGCAGGACCGCCAGTGTCGAGTGCAGGTTGTCCTTGGTGGACTGCTTCTTGTCCGAATTGTCAATGGCTGATTTGGCGAAAGTGGAGAAGCTGACATTCACGGCACTTTTCTTCTTGACAGCATCCTTCAGTAGTGAGAGTGTGGCAGGTATTCCGCGCTTCCAATACCCCAACTCTATGCCTTGCAGATACAGGATGTATTCATAGAGCATTGCGTTGAGTTCGTTAGATTGGGGGTGGTTTATGACTTGTGCCCCCTCACGGCTCCAGCACTCCGGTTTGAGGTAAACATTGGTCTTCAGGTAGATTTTCCTTTGGTTCAAATAGGCTTCAACCTGTACAAGAGCCGTGCCCTGCCTGTTAAGTGTGTTCTGGCGGTTATATACAAGACGGTATCTGATTTTATCCATTTTTCCGCAAAGGTGCGAAAAGATTAATGGAAGAAAGGTATCAATGTGGAACATTTCCACATCATCCCACACTATATGAGGATTTTTTCCATTTCACATATAATTAGCAGAATATTAACCATCTGATAATCAGATTAATTATTCTTTTGGCATAAAAATTGTCCTATCATTATCGTAAAACAATAACCATTAAAAATATAAGATTATGAAAAAATTTTTTGTTGCAGTAGCATTGGTAATG